TGTTATAACATCTGCTACAGCATGAGCAATATCCATATGCTCTTTTTGTGTGCCATTAGCACCACGTAATTCAATATAATGAATCCAACTACGCAACGTACCGTTAACGTACAACCTGCTTAACGTGTTTCCTTCGGGCAGTACTGCTCTGGCCTGCTCTTTGGCAATACCGTTGCTTAGAGCCCACGTGTATGCGTCTGTGGCGGCTTTAATTACCTCTCTTTGGCGTTTATGCCATTCAATTTCTAAACCATCGTTATCTGCTTCTATACTGTTTTGTCTGTTTTTAGGATCTTGTAATCTTGCTTGTCTAGTTTCAAAGTCTAAATCTTGTGTAGGATCAGCATAACGTTGACTAAACTCTTGGAAACTAAAACTCCTATGACGTAACAGTTGCCTTGCTATGTCTCTGGTTGTTTCTACTTCTAAACAAACACTAACCATTTCAAGTGGTGACCAATGTTTGTGCTTCATCAAATACTTCACAAGTTTTTCATTTGTTGCTGTGTTGTTTTGATTGTCTGGATTACTTACCCTGGCGCAATATGCCACTAAGTCTAATGCGTCTTGTGGTACTGCTACTTTAGGAGTTTGACTGTGACTAATTATTTTTACTTTCATAGACCTGATGCCTCCGCAATGTCTTGTACTAAATTAACTTCTTCTGTGTTTTTTAAAAATATTCGTCTCCAAAACATTGGATCAGCAATATCTTTGATTAATGAGATCTGTTCTTGATTAAGACCACCCCATAAGTCTTGTCCGCTTTCGCTTAAAAATATAAGCCATGGCGAAATTTTTCCACCTCTTATATGATGTATTGCTAATTGCGGCGATACTTCTCTAAAATAGTTATTCCATGTGCTATCCTTTTCTTTTGCCCAACTTTCCATACACTTAATACTGCGTTCTATACCGCGTTGTGCTGGTTCCTTTTTTATTAACTCTTTTAAGTATGCGTCGTATACTGCGTCTTTTGTCCAGTCAGTAAGTTTAATGCTTTCTCTAATCAAATGTTCTGCGTAATTTTCTGGCTCTAGTAATTCTTCATTAACCATCTTTCTACCAAACTTAACAAAACCAGCATAGTATTTGCTTGAAGCAAAATCATCATATGTTTTTGTTTTAGCATTTTGCATATTCATTTCGTAAAACTTTTGATATGTTCTAAATGCCAATCTTACATGAGTCAAGTCTTGATCTACAAAACGTCTTTTTTGTGAACACATGTGAACATTAATTGTTCTTTCGGAAGTAAAATCTCTGCCACAATATTTACAAGTAAAACTCATTTAAACGCCTCGTCTAACGTTTTGTCGTCTACTCCGCTTTCTATCGCCTGCTGTTTTATTTCATCTTTAGTGTTAAGACTTAAAAATAATTCTACTTCGTCGTTTTTTAATAAGGGGAATAACTCTCTAACAATTTCTTCAACTTTGTCTTTTTTACGTTTTGCTTTTGGCACTTTTACAAATGGGTGGAATTGTGTTTTACCAGTGCCTGCTAGACACATAAGTTTCCATTGTAACTCAGGATGTTTACTGACATCGCTCCAGTTGGTGTTCATAAACTCATTTATCATAACAAGATAATGCCCGGCAAATTTGCCCTGTACACTACTAGCATATCGCTGAGTCATCCACAAGTTTAAACTCTTGCGTTGCTCGTCTGTAAGATTAGTGTAATAGTTGTAGTCTTTGCGATCTACAGCCGCCATTATATCTTTTATCTGTAGTAGTGGCTTCTTTGCCATTATTCACCTTCGTATTCGATTAGGGTACCAGCATTGTAACCTTGCTCTGTTATTTTAACAAATCCGCCCAAGTCTGTCAAGTCAATTATTGCTAATACTGTGATATTATTTTTAGGTACGCCAAAGTTTTCGTGTACCAAATCAGCACAGGCAAGTGCTGTACCGCCTGTAGCAATTAAATCGTCTATAATAACTACTTGGTCATCTGAAACAATGTCTGTATTAGTTTGGAGTTCTAATGTTGCTTTGCCGTATTCAAGGTCATAATTTTTTTTATATGTCTTGTTTGGTAACTTACCTGGCTTACGAGCCATTATAAAAGGTAAGTCTAAATCTCTGGCAATAGGGGCACCAAATACAAATCCTCTACTTTCAATACCAATTATTTTTGTTGCTTTAAAAGATAAGTTTGTTAAGTCAACTAATGCTTTATTAAATGCTAATGGGTTTTCCAGTAGGCTTGAAATATCTCTAAATTGTATGCCTGGAATAGGAAAGTCAGGTACAGTCCTAATTGCTTGTTTTAAATCTTGATAAAACTCTTTCATTAAAACAAATCAACTTGTTCCCATGGCATAGTGGTATTTCCAAAGTGGCCATAGTTTGTTGTATCTGCTAATTTTACATTAAATAATTCAAACTTGTTAATTATCCCTAATGGTGTTAAATCAACATGTTGTTTTAGCATTTCTGCTAAGTCGGGTCTAACTTTGCCGTCAGCATACACATATAAACTAGTTGGTTCTTTAACACCAATGGCATAACTCAATTGTACAGTACAATTATCTGCTTTACCAGATGCTACAATATTCTTTGCCAAATATCTAGCCATGTATGCCGCCGATCTATCAACCTTAGTACAATCTTTACCTGAAAAAGCACCGCCGCCATGTGGAGCATAGCCACCGTATGTGTCTACAATAATCTTACGTCCTGTAAGTCCTGTGTCCCCATCTGGCCCACCTATAACAAATTTACCTGTTGGATTTATTAGGTATTCTGTGTTGCTATCAATTGGTGCTCCTGCTTCTTCTAATGATGCTATCACCAACTGTTTAATTTTATCTCTTGTTTCATCTAATGAAAATTCTTCTGTGTGCTGACTGCTACACACTACCCTACTAACTCTAATAGGATGATTAACCTCGTCATATTCCATTGTTACCTGTGCTTTACTATCTGGACCAATCCAGTTAGCACCGCCACGCCTTTCTTTGGCTACATGTTTTAGTATTTTATGACTATAGTAAATAGCACTTGGCATAAAGTCTTGTGTTTCTTTACAAGCATATCCAAACATAAGTCCTTGGTCACCGGCACCAAAGTCATCTGTGCCTAAAGCAATATCAGGTGACTGGCCATGTAACTCGTTATAAATTTTTAACTTATCCCAATGGAATCCGTCTTGTTCATAACCAATTTCTCTAACAGTTCCTCTGACAATTTCTTCAATGTGACTCTTGCTAATCGGTACAACACTTTTGTATTCGCCTGCTATAGTAACCATATTTGTTGTTACTAATGTTTCTACAGCCGCTCTATGATCCGTGTTGCCTGCTATAATATAGTCAGCAATTCTGTCAGATATCTGATCTGCTATTTTGTCTGGGTGTCCTTCTGACACACTTTCACTTGTAAATTCATACATACTACTCTCCTGTGTTTTGGCCTAGGCCTTGCCTAATTAGGTCGTCTTCTTTTACAAAGATACCGTCTACCATTCTTCCTTTTCTATCTTTTATATCGTTATATGCTTGTTCCAAGCATTCAGTAATACTAATATCATTGCGTTCAGCAATATTAATTAATACCACAATCATATCACCAATGTCGTCTCTAATATCACGACCTTTACAGATGTTATCACTTAGTTCGCCCATCTCTTGAATAAGTTTTGCTAACTGATCTTTGTCTGTTGCTCCGTCTATCAAGTTACGATCTCTGTGCCATTGCTTGATGTCGTTTGTGCGTTCAATCATTGACTGTGTTTCAGCATTTGCCATTATAGTTTTCCTTCTTTTCTCATTTGTTCACGTATTTTGGTAGCACTAATATCGTGTGTAGCATCGTCGAACACTTCTTGTTCAATCTTATATCCTACACCTCTACCATATGTAATATTTAAAATATTTGGTACAACTTCAATTTTAACTTTACCAGCAAATTCGCATAAACTCTGTTGTAAGTTTTCTATAACTTCATGTGCTGGATAAGGATTAGAATCATCTGTTGGCATATCTCTAACCATCAAAACTACTTGTTCATGTTTTGCCATTGCTCTATCAAACAATGCTTGGTGTCCTGGGTGCCAAGGTTGAAATCTTCCTAGCATCTGTGTTGTAGGTGCTTGGTTATTCCATATAAATCTTTGCCCAATTTCATAAGCAATTATTTTAGCATCTACGTCTCCGCGTTGTTCTTGTACATTGTAATCTGTTGCTATAGGTCTTTGAAATACTTTGTTAGTATCTTCAAACCTGCCTTCCTCTATGGTGTCTACAAATATTTCATAGTCAGCAAAGAATTTATTTCTTGCACTTTCAAAAGGTGCTACAAAGTCTGCTATAGCAATCTTGCCTTCTACTTCAGCATTTACACACAAATCTATCATTCGCTGATTTTGTCTTAATCTACCTTCGTCACTGAAGTCCCAGTCGTCTGCTTCTTCTCTGACTTTGTCTGCGTTGAACCAAGCAACTTTGTCGCCTAAATATTCAACTAGTCGTTCTGCTAAATATGTTTTGCCACTCCCTGGTAATCCAAATATTAATACTCTCATTTACTCTCCGTTTTGTTCACGTGCCCATTCGGCATTATCATCAAAGTCTTGTAAGTAAGCCTCATCAAGATCTGCGTACTTGTCTTCTGAATCGTGCCACTTCTTATTTAACCAACCAACCTCGGCATGATAACTTTTACCGGTGCTATCATTGTTATCATAATCTGTTTCGAGTTCTACCTTATTGTAGTAAACACTATCAACAAATTCTCCTAGGTTAGTTTCCACTACACCAAAGCCTAATTTGTATTGATCGAACTCCTCATCTAGTTCTATAAACCACGAACCAAAGGAACCTTTTTCGCTACTCATAAATGCTAATACTGGCACATAGTGGTTGCCATCCTCGTCGTCTTCGCACACTATTTCTGGTTCATCACTGCCAAAATATCCGCCTTCTCTACCGTACATGTGAATTCCTTCAAATTCACCTATTTCTTTTTCATAGTCATAATCGTCTGACCCATCTGCTGGAACTTCGTAAACATAAAATCCACCATCAGCATAAGCACTATTGATGTGTTCTATGTCATCACATTCCCACATGTAGTAATCTTCTCTAGGAGGGCATACACCTTCAGGGTCTTCGTGCTCCTCACTTTCGCTTGGCTCTGGCTCTGACCAGTCATCAAATGACAATACAGTATCAACTAAATCGCCCTCGTCTTGCGAAATTACTTTTCTAACAAATTCGTTAGTAACTTCGCCAATCACAACTTCGCCTCCGTATCTGCCGCCTTCTATTCTATATCTATATTTTGCCATTTTACCAACCTCCGTCAATTGCTTCCATTACTTCATTCATATGACCTAACATTTGTGTGATAGGTTCATCGTAGTCACCAATCTCATAGTCAACACTATCTTGTTCTTTGAACATTGCCTTGACTTGGTCACCATACTGAACAACCATTTCAAGTTGTTCTCTCATTTCATTTGTTATTGCCATATTATTCTCCTTAAAATACGTCACCTAAATCTACTACATCAGGTATCTTATTTGCTTCTTTTATAAACAACACACTTGATGGAAAAGTTTTATTTTGTATTGGTGTTACTAGTAAATGTCCGTGTTTTAACTTTGGAAAGAACCATTTAACTTCTTGGTAAATGTTCGTAATAAATACTTCCTCTATTTTAGGAATTTTATTGTCCATTGGATTGAAAACAGGAGTCTTAAATCCTCTATTGTTTAAACTTGTTAGTGGTACTATTTCTATCTCTGTGTGGCAATCGTCATCGCATATTGCTATACTCCAGTCCATTGGCATTTGTATTTCATTGCCGCCTATATTAAGGACTATTGCTGGTGAATAAAAACTTTCTAAGAACACCAGTGGGTGCCAAAAATAATCATAGTAATCTGGGTCAGTTACATCAAGGACACAATACCTTAAATCATCTATTTCGTCAGGTACACTATCTAAATTGTATACTTTATTTTCTACTGTCAATATATTCATACATACTCCACTTTTGTAATTTTAAAAGGGTATTGAGCCTCTTTATAAAACTTTTTTCTCTCTGTTAAATGTTTTTTACTATATTTTAATGTGCTAGTAATATCGTACACATTTACAAAGTCTTTGTCCTTGGCCTTACGAATACCTCTACCAATACTTTGTATTACTCTAACAAAACTTTTGCCAGGTTCTACTAAAACTAAATTAAATATCCTTGGTATGTTAATACCAACTGCCGCTACTCCATATGTAGCAACAATAACTTTGCCTTCTGCTTCTTTTACTTCGTCGTAATTTTCTTTTCTTTCTGATGCTTTCATTTGGCCTGATATAAACACCCAGTCCGGGTTTTGTTCAATTAATAACTTGCCTGTAGCAATTCTATCAACAAGTATTAACGTGTTACCTGAATCTTTTACACCATTAACCATATCGCTCATAAACTGAATTCTTTCAGGATTTGTTGTAATCCATTTTAGTTCCTGTGCGTAATTACTAAAGCCAACATGTGTGTCAACTAGTTGTAATATGTTTACTTCTAAGTTAGCAAGTACACCTCTTTCTTGTAATTCCTTAGCACTTAGTTGTCCTATAATTGGACCAATAGTACTAGTACATGCTACTTTTTCGTGTTCGTCTTTGGGTATAGTTCCTGTTAGTCCCCAACGCACAGGCACATTAGCAAACACACTACTTAATAATTGTTTTAGTACATCTGCTTTTGCTTTGTGTACTTCGTCTACCATTATACACACAACGCCTTCAATGAATGCGTTTATGTCAAAGTCTATTGCTTCTTTGGCTTTAGATTTTTTATGTAGTATTTCCAAACTTTGCCATGTACAAATTGTGTGCGTTTTATTGTATTCTTTTCTATCCCCGTAGAAAACACCAACGTCTAGTCCTAAATGCTTGTAGTCCGCTTCTGTTTGCGTTACAAGGTCCTTATTAGGCACTATCACTATTGTTCTTCCGTACTTCTCACATTGGTGACTTAGTGCGGCAGTTATTAATGTTTTACCAGCACCAGTGGCTATTTCTTGTAAGCATTGTGGTGTTTCTAAAAACTTGTTAATTATTTCTACTTGATAGTCTCTAAGTATAATAGGCAAACCTTCTGCTGGATGACCTTTAGGCCAACTGTGATCCTCATACGCATCTTGTTCTATTTTATCAAATGCTAAATCCCAGTGTTCTCGCTTATCGTCTATTTCAACATCATACCCTAATTCTGCTACTACTGGTATAAGTTTATCTAATAAGTTTAAGTAACTTCTGCCACCTATATCACAAAATCTAACACACCCGTCCCATCTACCTAACTTATAAGCAGGCATATGAAATGCGTATGGTAAAAAATATTTACATGTATCAGAAAGTTTACGTCTTGTAGCAACATCTAAGTCGTGAAACTTTATGTTTACTTCGTCTCTTATCTCTAGTCTTGTAGTTCTAGCCATATTATCTATTATACATTAATTTGTGTGTTTGTCAATCTGATTTAATAAATTAAGCAGATTATCTTTATGTCGCTTTTCATCAAGAAATAAATTTTGATTATACAATAACTTTTCTTTAATCAAATCCATATCTAAACCGTGCTTATGTAAGTATTCGACTTGTTCTAATTGTACTAACCATCTGTGCTCTGATGCTTCGATTCTATCAAATGTGTATGAAAATACTTCGTCATACAACTCGTATCCTTGTATTTCTTTTAAATTCTTATGGTAGTCAACATCAGATAAGCATATAAAAGGATGGCAATTAAAAATAGGTTTAAAAGTTTTTTCTGTAGGAAAAAAACAATTATCATATCTGTGTATCGCATATCCGTGACTGGTTTCGTTATCACATGTACTCTCAGTTACATAATTAAAGTGTGTATTTAAAAACCAATTTGGATTATAAGTGTTATCCCATGTTACACCGTCGTCATTATTTTCTGTATCATTGGCAAGTGTTCTTGTAGGATACTCTTCTATAAGAGGTGCGTTATCTTCTGACCCTCTATTATGAAAGGTAAAAAGACAGTCGTCAATTATGTTATTCTTACTTAAATATTTGTAAGCAAAACGTCTGCCCGGTTTGTTCACACCATTAAGACAAACAAAGGAGTTTTTCTCAGTGCTTAGATGTTGTTCATATGTTAGTGGCGTAATGCCTAAATTTTTCCATAAGATATATGATTGTAATTCAAAGTAAGGAAACGTGATTACATTATCAAAGTAAATGTGTTCTGTTGCTAATCGATTTGAAATTAATAGAGTACTAGTGGTATCTAATTTTTTTGATAAATGAAATGCCATAATATTAGATTCGTACATTGCGTCTACAAACACATGAATATTATTTTGTTCAATGTAATCTATGTATGGCATAAACTCAGATAGGCTATCATTAGTTAATCCATTTAAGATTACAGCATATCCGTTATTAACATATTTTTTAAAATCATCAAGAGTTGATGGACTTACAATATTTAAATCCTCGCATAAAGGCACTAGCCTGGTTAATGTTGTACCGCCTAGTGTGACTATATTATACATTTGATACCAACGTTTTTAAAATTTCAACGCCAATACTATTTGCCGGAGTTGTATATATTTTACCATAAGAAAGACTAGTGCCTGTATCGTAGGACGACGGTAAGTATACACTAAGTTCTTCTGTTGTTGCGATTGGTCCAAAGCCAATTATGTCTACGCCTATATCGTTGAACTTTTTACTGTTTAGTAATTCATTATATGAGCATTGTTTATATACATAGCCATCTGTTGAGTGTACATATTTAATAATTTCCTTTGTAACAACTACATCCTCAGGTATAATTATTCCAGCAATAAATTCAGCAGACTGTTCGCAATGATCTTTTATTCCGTCGATATCTAATTTATTATGCTCACAGTTTACCGGCAATGAAACGGTGTGTGTTTGGTCTAATGCTCTTATGGTTTCTATGTCTGCTTGATTAGATGTTATTATACAATCTTTATAGAATTCACTATGATGTAAGTGTGACTCACGCATAACCAAAATTGCGTTTAATTTATCTGTAAAACTATCTGAGGATTGGCAATCAACACCGTGATAACCAGATAACTTTAAAAAATGATTAATATATTCTTTATAGTTACCTAATATTTGATCTTGTATATTGGTGTTAATTGGTATTTTACTTTGATGGGATTTTGTTTCTAAATATACAAACGCGGTGTCATTCCAAATCTTTAGATTGTGCTTTACGTTGGTATTATCAGTGATTGTAAAATTATGCCATTTAAAATATGATTTAAATATCTCATATGAGATTTGATCTAACTCAACTTTTACAATACTGTTATCAGACAACTCGTCAGCAAATTGTGTTTTAAAAGTATTAATTATTTTGTGAACAATCTCTATAGCGAGATATCTTCCATACCTGCTGTTCTCAACTTTACTATGTGTCCTATCTGCCATTGTTTTGTATCTAGTCCTTTCATGATACCAAGGTATTGATTTCTTAACAGACTAAATTGATTTGCTAATGATGTTAAGTTTACTACATCATCATCGCCATCAACATACTTGTCAGCATCTCTGCTTGTCAGTGTTCTGTTATAACTTTCTAAAAAGTTTCTAAATACCTTGCTACGAGTTTTTCTTAATTGAATATTTATGTGTTCAAGAATTGCTTCTATTTCTTGTAATTGATTAAATCTGTGTTCTGTAACGCCAGGTAATGCGGCACTATTACGTTCCACATTACCTTTAATGTAGCATTCTTTTTTGGCTTCGGATAACTCACCCTCATAGTAATCTATACAATCAATAATATTGCTTAAATTATCAGATACTTTGTTATACCATCCGGCCATTAGTAATCCCAGTCCTCGTCATCTTCGTCGTCGATATCGTCGACTTCGTAATATTCTTCGATTGCCTGTTTTAACGCACCGTCGCAATCATTAATACCAACTTTGTCATAATCTAATAACCCGTTTTCGTCAAACACCCTAACTAAAGAAGCACATGCGTCTGCCTTCTCCTTAGAATTTACACAGGGTTTGACTGCTTCCCAGGTTTCGATTAT